ACTACAACGACCCCGCCATCTCAACGGGGGCGATGTTCGGCGCGATGGGGAAGAATGCCTTCATCGAGTCGATCGACTGCGCTGTCACGACCGCGTTCAACGCCTCGACGTCCAACACCATCACATTAGGCACGTCGACGACCGCTACCGAGATCATGGCATCCGGTGTTACCGCCGGCACGGTCGGCAACTACCACATGACCACGGCGATCGGCTTGGGCGTATCGGCCACGTCGGCGGCCGATGTGACGCTCTACGCCAAGTATGCGCAGACCGGCGTTGCGGCGACTGCCGGCGCTGTTACCTGCGTGATCGAGTATATGCCAGACAATGACATGTAAGTCATTGAAATAACCATCGCCCGGTCGTTCTGTCGGCCGGGCGTTTTTCAAAACAGGAGCCTTCATGGCAAGACCGAAGCGTATAGTTGAAGACGAACCGGAAATGATGACTGATCCGGTCACGGAGACCATTACCTACATCCCGCAGGATGGCGACCGTCCTACGGTTACGTGGTGCGGGAATACGTTCCACGCCAACATTCCAAAGGACATCACCGGACGCGAAAGCGGGACCGAGCGTGAGCGCCTTAATTTTCATCTGATCGAGCGCGCCCGCGAAAACAAGCATTTCGCAGTTGGAGGCGTTCGTAAGAAGCGCGACGCCAAGACCGAGCCGAAAACCCAGATGGAATACCGCGCCTATGCGATCGAGTGGATCAAGGACCCCGGCATTCAGCACGCCGACCAGTTGATTGCCCGCTTCGCCAAGGACCGCGAGCTACAGGAAGCTTGCGAGATCGGCTATGACGACTTCGCTTATCTGTGCAACTTCTTCATGCCGCGGCTGCATGAACTCGCCAAGGGTGATGAGTTGAATGAGCCTCAGGTTGGCCAGCTTTGGCTGGCGCACGGCTATAACGTCCTGCCCTGGTAAATGGCACCGAATTCGCCATATCGCACCTCGTCCGACCTGGTGCTGCAGGTATTGTCCAATACCGGCGTTCTGGCGGTCGGGCAGAATATCGACGTCGATGATTTTGCTATCGTGAACAACAAACTCGATTCCATCATAAGAAAACTTGCCGGCCTTGAGATCGTCTATGTCGCCGATATCAACAACATTCCCGGCGCGTGGTTTGACGATCTGGCCGATATTGTTTCCGGCGAATGTGCCAGTGCGCTCGGCATCGTCGCCGACGAATATACCAAGCTTGTCAACAAGGGGCTGGGGGGAGCGGCCGGCACTAATGTTATGATCGGAGCGGGGACAGCGGCACAGTCGCTCAAGATCATGACGCGGGGCCGCCCGACATTTGAACCGTTGCGGTTTGTGAATTACTGATGGCACGACGGCAACCTATTCCGTTCCCCGATTCCAGCTTCCCTGGTGCGAATCCACAGGAGGGTTCGGGGAGGCTGATCGGATGCTATTCCGAACCATTGGGCGAAGCGTCGAATCCGACAGGTCCGGCAAGACAGGTATGGCGTGGATCCCCTGGATTGTCCCAACATGCCATCACCGGGCAAACCGGCTACCGCGGCGGGCTATTGGTCAATAACCTGTCGTTCGAGGTCTTCAGCAACAACGTCACCACGGTTGACGTATCCGGCACCACCAATTCGCTAGGGGCATTTCCCGGCACCAAGAAAGTCTCGATCGCGCGCAACCAGGCATCTCCAACCCCGGATGTGGTTGCGGTCGACGTCGACAATGGCGCCTATATCCTGGAAACCGCAGCCGTTGCCAACGCCTCGATCACGGCAACCGTTGCTGGAACATCGTTGGTTTCCGGCGATACCGTCAACATCCAATTCGTTAATGACCAGATCACCGGCTTTCCTCTGACGGTGACCTACACGCTGGGGGCAGGTTCGAGCGTGACGGCCATCGCGGCAGGTCTTGCAACTCTTATCAATGCCAATGCGACGCTGACGGCGGCCGGCGTAGCGGCAAGTCCGGCGGTGGGCGTTCTGACCATCACACAGTCAGGTTTTGTTGGGAATTCAACCTTCCTGTCATCGGCCTTTACCGGGACGGGCAACGAAACCGTGACTTATAGCCCGGCGACCGGCTTCATGGCGGGAGGTACGGGAACGCCTGGCATCGTGTTTGGTGGATCTCCATTGGCCTATAACGGGCTCGGTATCCTGCCGCAGCCCGATTCGGTGTCGTTCCAGGATGGCTATTTCTTCTATACCGTCGCAAACGGCCAGGTGTTTGCCTCCGGGATCAATTCGCTGCTGGTCAATGCGCTGACCTACGTCACCATCCAAGCCAAGGCCGACGTGACCTTGCTGCGAGGGATTCCGTTCTCCGGGGTGATGCTGTTCTTTACGACGGGTTCCTGTGAGGTATGGCAGGACGCCGCCAATGCGGCCCCGAACTTCCCGTATGGGCGTGTGGTCGTGCTGGATTTTGGCCTGATCCAATCGGCCGCCATTGCGGGCTGGGAAACCGGGTTCTCCGAACTGTTGTGGGTCGCGCAGGATTTCGGTGTGTATTGGATGACGGCGGGATCGGTGACATCGGAACCTACCAAGGTCTCGCCGCCGGATCTCGACCGCTTGATCGAAGCGCAGGTTCATGCGGGAAATCTCCTGGAAGCGGGCTGTTACTCGGAAGGCGGCAAGAAGTTCTGGCACTTGTCCTCTCCCGCGTGGACCTGGGAATTCAACCTTTCGACAAAGAAATGGAACGAGCGCCAATCCCTATTGCCGAGCGGGATCTATGGCCGCTGGCGCGCGAGTGGAGGTCATCCGGCCTTCACTAAATGGCTGATGGGCGACGTGCAGTCCGGCAATATCCTGTACCCGGACCTGACCAATTTCAGCGAAAATGGTGCAGTGCTTCGTTATCGTATCGAGTCCGGTCCGGTGAAGAATTTCCCGGAATTCCTTCGTATCGCTCGAGCAGACTTTGATTTCGACTTCGGCACCGCGACGGTAACTGGCAATTACGTCATGACGGTCCTGGGGGCTGCGGCCGGCAATGGCGGCGTGGTGCGTCTGACAGTCAACCAGACTTCGCTGGCGAACTCCGGAGATCAGGTGAATGTCGCCAATGTCGGCGGCACGCTGGAAGCCAACGGGGTGTTCCCGATTACCGTCATTGACGCGACCCATATCGAGATTCCGTCGCAATTCGTCAATGCTTACACCTCGGGGGGAACCGTTACCGATCTCACGGCACCTCCGGGCGCGGTCAATCCGCAGGTCGCGATTTCCTGTTCCAAGAACGGCGGTCGTTCGTTCGACAATCCGTCGATCCGCTCGCTTGGTCCGCAAGGCAGGGTCAAGCGCTCGCAGGCCTCGGTTAAAAACCGCGGTCAGTCCGGCCCGATGGGGGTGCGCTGGGCTGTCGAAATCACCGATCCGATCTACAGGGGCCTGATGGGGGCCACGATGTCGAGTGACCCCCGGGAGGTGCAGCCGTGACACTGCCATCGAAGAACCCGCTGCAACAGCCGTCGTTTCCCTACACGGTCAATTACGGCCGGCCGGCGCAATCGTTTGCGCAATACATGGCGAAACTCGACGCACTGGTCGAGGCGCTGGCGGCGGGAAATGCACCTAACAATTTGGTCAACGCTGCCAACGATGCCGCAGCCGCGGCGGCTGGCGTCGGGATCAACAAGTTCTATCGGAACGGTTCGGTTATTCATGTGAGGGTAGTCTGATGGCATCGATTTTTGACATTTTTGGCACCGGCGCGCAGCGCGACGCGGCCAACGCCCAGATTCAGGGCATCAATACCGGCCAGCAGCAGGCGAGGGGCGACATCAATGCCGGCACGCAGGCGCTGACGAACAACTATGCCGGGGCGTTGCAGCCCTATTTGCAGAATTGGGGCACCGCTAACAAGGGCGTCAATGCGCTCAACAACGTGCTCGGCCTGAACGGCGCGCGAGGCGGACAGACCGCACAGCAGGCGCTAGAGGCCACGCCGGGCTACGCATTCCAGCAACGTGCGGGCGAAGCTGGCGTTAACGCGGGGGCGGCAGCGACCGGGATGCTGGGTTCCGGAAATCAGGCTATTGCACTGCAAAAACAGGGTCAGGGCCTCGCCGATACCACGTATCAGAATTACGTCAACAACCTGCTGCCATATATGGGCCTAGCGCAAAACTCGGCCGGGGGCATCGCGGGCGTCGATACCGGATTGGGCAACGCGGTCGCGGGCCAGCAGAACATGCTCGGCAATCTGGATTATGCCTCGGCGACCGGGATCGGGAATGCCAACGCCAACGCCGATTTGGCAGGACTGACGGCCGGCGCAAACATCTTCAATCTGATCGGCTCGCTCGGAAGAATGGGCACGCCCGGCGGCGGGTCGCTCGGTGGCAACGCGATA